ACTTTGACGAAGTTGGAGCTATTCCTGGTAAACCACACGGTATGTCAGACGCTAATGAATTTGATTCATGTCAGAACGAATTTACTCAGTACATTGAGAAAGGATTCTGGAAAAGGTTGGGTGTGTCAGATCAATTCTTAGAAGAGTACTACACCTTTAGATCCGGATTCAAGTTGTTCTTTAAACTTGGTCAAGCGAAGGCACAGCATGAGAAGACTTCTGGTGAGCCAGGTACGCTGGTCAACAATGGTGTCGTCTCAAAAGTGTTATCTAATGCAATCTTGCGTGGAAATGGACCATTTGTGCAGACGTATAAAGGTGACGATTTCTTGAAGTATCAAGCGAACATGCATGTTGATGAAGACATGCGATGGGGTATAGAAGCGTATTGCCCATTGAGATTCACATTGCATATTAAAGATTCTGGAGAATTTTGTGGTATGACAATCAGTACGGATGGAATGTATCCAAATTTGAAACGTAGGGTAGATAAGATGTTAGGTCAAAGGTTCCGAGATTATGCACACTTTTGTGAATATCAGAAAGCTTTGCGAGATTACTTAACGGTTGTGCAAATCGCGGGAGTAGAGAAGACGTTGTCAAACACAATGTTGAATAGTAAGTGTACGTCAGATGAGGCAGTTGGTCTGTATCATATGATTGAATCGTGGGCGCATTTGAATGAAAGGCAGTTTATGGATATTATGGTATATAAGACAGAGGAAGTCTTAATTCCAGTTTTCGATCAAGATGCTCAGAATGAGCACTTAATCGAGCTAGAAATGTAACACGGTAACTCACACCAGTGTAGGAGATGTAAATTCTATAGGGATTTACAAATCTAGCATTTGGTGTGCAAACAAACCGTCCAAAGATTCAAAACGGCTAATTCACAGTTTCAGATAGCGATCAGCACTGCTTGTCATTATTGCAAGAAACACTTTACTATATTATACTATGGCAACGACAGTCAATGTACAATCACTACCACAGAGGGCGAGGAGAACAGTAACAAAGAGAACGGCAAAACCAACACACAAACAGGAAGTGAAGAGAGATGTCAAGAAAGCAGTCAAGAAGGAAGTAAGACAGGATTTGAAGCAAGAGATGACATCGGAACTTCACAGGGAGAACAGGAAGATTGTGA